AAAATGCTTGACGAGGTTTATAATACTTCATCTTTTAAACTGACAGATAATGATAAGAATGCTAATTCAACTAGCATAGAAACAAATGTGTTGAATAAAGATAAATTAGGTTTTTTAAAAGAAATTATACTTAATAAATTTAACGAATTAAATAATGATGTTTACAAGTATGATAATAAATTTATTATTACTACATCATGGTTTACACATACAAAAGATGGTAGATTTGGCAACTTTCACAATCACTCAAATAGTATGTTTAGTGGTGTTTTTTATTTTACAGATGATAACTCAGCAATTAAATTTCAAAATTTTAATAAAAATACCAGTTTTAATATAATACCAAAAGAATTTAATGTATATAACTCTTCGTCATGGGAAGTAAAGCCGCCAAAAGGAACTATTTTATTATTTCCTAGTGAAGTGTATCATTATGTAAATATAAGTAGTAAAGATAGAAAATCACTAGCATTTAATATTGTACCTGTAGGAGAATATGGTGGTAGAGATAGTAAGGTAAATGTAAAATATGCTTGATATAAAAGAATTAACAAAAGAACAACACAAAAATGCTGAAAGAAAAGAGTTTGTAGGTGTATTGATGTCTGGTAATATAGACCATGATTTATATGCCACATACCTTTACAATCAATACCATTGTTATCGTGCATTAGAAGACAGAGCAATCGAAAACTCTTTATTTGTTGACACACCTAATTTGCCTAGAGCAAGTAGAATAAGAAAAGATTTTCAACATCTATGGACTTTAGATGAAATGCCAGCCTTAACAGATAGTACAATTGATTATATGCAACATATAGAAAATATTAAAGAAGATGCACAATCATTATATGCACATATCTATGTTAGACATATGGGTGATTTAAGAGGTGGTCAGATGATAAGAAGAAAGACCCCAGGTCTTAATGAGTATTACTTCTTTACACCAGAAGAGATGAAGTACGGAGATATTATCAAAGAAAAAATTAACACATACTTAAACATATATGAGCATACAGTCTTACCTGAAGCAAAATTATGTTTTGAATATGCAACAAAACTATTTGGAGAAATGAATGATTTGGGAAAGACTAGTTAGATTAAGTAACGACATGGTTACCATGTTAGACGAACATGCTGAAGAATACAAAGAAGAAGGTATGGAAAGATTTAATAACGAAGAATTTGGATGGGTAAATAGAACCTGGAAAAACAAAGATGTTAGAAGAGCTCATGTAGATGTAGTTGATGTTAGAGATAGTAAGAAATTATGGATGATGCATGTATGTTTATTTCCAGAATTGACAAATGGTGGACCAATATATGGTTTTGATATCATTGCAGGTAAGAGTAAAGTAACTGGTGCGTTTCACGATTTTAGTCCTTTGTTACAAAAGAACCATGAGTTGACTAACTGGTTTATCAAAGAAGTAGAACCTTTTAAACCTAGTAAAGACAGACCTCTGCCAGATTGGGCAAAGGCTATCTTTAGTGGTGGTATGATTGCAGCTGGTAATGTAAAAGAATTAGATGAATTAAATGAAATATGTGACATTGCATTAGGCAACTTACAGCAGTATTTAAAACGAATTGGTAAGTATAATGGCGATAGTAACAAAGAAGATGTGATAAAAGCACAAAATTATTACTGTGAACACCAACAACAGAACCCTCATACACCAGCGGTAATGGAAAAACTAGGTCTTCCTCCAGAAGACATTAAACTCTTCTGTTCCGACAATCTGTTTCCAAAGATAGTATAAAAATCTTATAAATATAAGGAAAAGGGAACAGACTTATGGCAGAACCAGCAACTAGAGAAACACTAAAACAGTATTGTCTTAGAGCTCTTGGTCAACCAGTTATTGAGATTAATGTCGATGACGACCAATTAGAAGACAGAATAGACGAGGCTGTACAGTATTTCCAACAATATCACTATGATGGTATTAGAAGAACATATTTAAAATATCAGTACACAGCGGCTGATAAAACAAGAATTACATCCGATGTATCCGAAAGTGTAACAAAGAATAGTGTTACATCTACATGGAAAGAAGGACAAGGTTATATTGTTGTGCCAGACAGTGTTATCTCAGTTATCAATATTTTTCCCTTTTCAAATAAAGGTAACTTAAACTTATTCGATGTTAGATATCAGATGAGATTGAATGATTTGTATGACTTCTCTTCAACTTCAATTATTAACTATGATACAGTTTTAAGACATTTAGACTTCTTAGACCATATCTTAGTAGGTGAAAAACCTATGAGATTTAATCAACATGATAATAGATTATATATTGATATGGACTGGACAAACGATTTACAAGTAGGCGAATATATTGTAATAGAAGCATATCGTAAATTAGACCCAGCGACATATACAGATGTGTTTAATGATATCTACTTAAAAAGATATACAACAGCTCTATTTAAAAAACAATGGGGTGCAAACTTATCGAAGTTTGGTGGCGTACAAATGATTGGTGGTGTCACATTAAATGGACAACAAATCTATATGGAAGCTATGCAAGATGTTGAAAAATTAGAAACAGAAATTAGAAGTACATTCGAATTAAACCCAGCAATGATGATAGGTTAGTGCAATGGCAGTTAATCACTATTTTCAAGCAGGCCGAGGTATCGGCAACCAAAACGAAAAAAGGCTACATGAAGATTTAATTATCGAAGGCCTAAAGATTTTTGGTCAAGATGTTTACTACATGCCTCGTACCCTTGTTAATAGGGATTTGGTCATGGGTGAAGATACTACATCTAAGTTTGATGATAGTTATGCCATTGAAATGTATTTTGAAACTAACGAAGGCTTTGCTGGTGAACAAGAAATCATCAACAAGTTTGGTTTAGAAATTAGAGATGACACTACACTTGTTGTTTCTAAGAGAAGATTTGAAGAACATGTATCTAGCACAGCAAACTTAATTGCAGCTGGTAGACCAAACGAAGGCGATATTATATATGTGCCTTTGATGAATTCGTTTTTCGAAATTCTATTTGTAGAAGACCAAGAACCTTTCTTTCAATTAGGCGCTTTACCGGTTTACAAACTTAAAGTCACTCGTTGGGAAATGTCTTCTTCTGAAACTGTTGATACAGGACTTGAAGGCATTGATGAGAAATTTGATGCAGTTGACCTTAACCAATTAGCACATAAAGTTACACTAGAATTAGGTCAAGTTGCGTTAGACGGAGAAGGCTCAATACAATTAGAAGATTACTTAGATTATGCATCCGGTCAACCGGCATTCTTAATGCAAGAAACATATGATGGTGGTACAGGTGCAAACATACAGACACAATCTCCGTATGCAAGTAATTTAGATTTAAATGCTGAGGCAGGTTATAACACAGCTGATACAGCTGATGACATACTTGATTTCACAGAAAGAAACCCATTTGGTGAGGTAGACGAATAATGTTTGGAACACACTTTTATAACGAAGGTATTAGAAAATTAGTAATTGCATTTGGTCAAGTGTTTAATAACATTTATATTCAGAACACGGCAACTGATGGTGCAGTTACAAAAAGATTTAGGGTTCCTTTAGCATATGCACCTAAAGAAAAGTTTTTGGTTAGATTAGACCAACAGGCAGACTTAGATAATAGAAGTTTTGCTACAGTATTGCCTCGTATGGGATTTGAAATGTCAGGTTTGACATATGATGCAAATAGAAAATTAAATAAAATGAACAAAGTGAGAAGAGTAAAAACAAATGAAGCTGATGGTAAAGTAATGAATTTTAATTACACACCAGTACCATACAATGTAGATTTTACTTTAAATATTTTTACAGCAACGGCTGAAAATGGTTTACAAATTGTAGAACAAATATTACCTTATTTTCAACCAGACTACACGATTACAGTTAAAGCAGTACCCGAATTAGATATTGTTAGAGATATTCCTATCGTTTTGAACAGTGTAAATTATGAAGATAGTTACACTGGAAATTTCGATAGAAGACGAGCAGTAATATACACACTCTCGTTTACAGCGAAAACTTACCTATACGGACCTATGGCAAATCAAAGTGTTATCAAATCTACTCAAGCAGATTTACATACTGATTTACCACAGGCAAGTAGAGAAGAAAGAGTTATAGTTGTTCCAAAACCTACCACTGCTGATGCAGATGATGATTTTGGATTTACAACAACTATTAGTTTCTTTACAGATGGTAAGAATTACAATCCAGTGAGTGATACAGATGAGTAAATTAGACGATAATGTAAATGAAATTTTAGGACTAGACCCAAGCGATAACGAAAAGTCCATGGTAACAACAGAGAGTTTTAAACCACCTGTTGAAAGAAAAGAAGGTGATAAAGATATTGATGTAGATTATGATTACAGTAGAGATAGTTATT